CTGCATGACAGGCATGCCTGAGCTAATGCTCATGCCACAGAGCCCCACCCCGGCTAGCCAGCCGAGGTCCCGTCCCTTATGGAAGTCAGGGCGTTTGCACGTGGTATCTTTGGTAGGCGCGATGTAAGGGTTACGGCACATAATGTATTGGCCGTTTACACAGACCGGTCGGGCTTGGCAAAACTCCATGTGTTCCAGGATGCGTACGGGTGCCTCCACCTTCATGGTGAACCCGTAACGCACAAACCAGGGTGTTAACCCGGTTTGGAAGCGCAACAGATCGCGCTCCTCCATAATCACAACACTGTCGTCGCCATTATTAATAACCTCGCTGTCTAATGCTTTCTCGGTGATGTACCGGTGTAACATCGCTGTCATCAAAAGCACATTCCCTAGCGAGGTGTTCATATCACCCGATTGTCTCTTCCCACGCACTTTATATTTGATAATTCCATCGTCAAACACGCCGGTGCAATCGTTGCAAAGTTGGGCAGTCAACAGTGAGCGCAACTCCGTGTCATTATAGATCTCATTGTACACGGAGTGTTCCCACCGGAGCCCGTCCTCGCTAACGTGCTGGTCGAATCTGGACGCATCCAGACCGACGGCAACAGGACTCGCAAACCTGTGCCATTTCGCGTAAATGACGCGACCGACTTCCTCAGCATTTTTCCCTTTCATTACAGTAGTCCCTTTGTATATTCTATCGATGCTTTTATAGACCCGGTGTTCGAGCGGCCGTAAATAACGCCCTAGGTGTACGTTGTACCTGGAGCTTCGCGGACTTATAACTCGCGGCGCGGGGTCGGGTTTTTCTACTGTGATTGGGATATTTTCGTACTTAACAAAGACCTTTACTTTGCTGTCCTGCACAATGTCAAACGGTTCAGACTTCAACGATTCTACGGCGCGGCTTGCTCTCTGTTTCGCCATGCCCTGGTACGACTCAACCACTTCGGAAAGGGTGAGGACCTGGGTAGAGCCAGGGAGGTTCGCTGCGACTGCATGTTTAAAATAGTCCAGATCCCGAAATACATTTGCGACTGGCGAGGGGGGCGGATAAAAGCCGCCATCCCTCTCGACGAGGAACACCCGTTCTGTAACAGCTCGCA